GGTAATAAGCAAATTGCAAATCTACTAACAGATCCATTAGAATTTAATTCTAGAAGAATACGTGTTGGTCTCGGATCAACAGTTCAAGATAGTGATTTAGTATTTGGAAACACTGTGATTCAAGTTGGATCAAATGGAACTGGAAATTATGTAGGAAAAGCGGGAGTTGCAAGTAGTGATCTAACAATCATCAATAATGGAACTGGTTACGTTGATGGATATTATTCAAATGTAAGTCTGGTCAATGTAACTGGATCTGGAAAGAATGCAACTGCAAATATCACCGTTTCTGGAGGAGAAGTTGTTGCTTTAGGTGCAACTATCAATTCTGGAGGAACTGGATATAGAGTTGGTGATGTTGTAACAGTATCTTCTCTAGGAGGATCTACTTTAGGAAGAAATATAAGACTATCAATTTCTAATATTAGTGGATTTAATGAAATTATACTTGACCAAGTTCAAGGAACTTTCAAAACTGGAATTGGCAATACTATTAGATTTGTTGCTGCTGGAATTGGAAGTACTGACTTGAATTCAACTTTAGGTGGTGGAGTAGTTATTGAATCTATCACTCCAGATTTCGAATCTAGTGATGGTCTCCATATTCTAGTAAACCACAAAAATCATGGTATGCACTTCAAGTCAAGTAGTGTATCTATTACTGGTTGCTATTCTGATATTGATGCATCCAATTTAGATTTTGAATATGATAGGGCAACAAATGATGATATTATCTTAACGGATATGATTATCAGTCCAGATACTGGGGAAAGTGCATTCTCCACGTTTGAAGGTCTTCCCGTTGGACCAACAAATCCAGGTTATATAAAAATTGACCAGGAGATTATTGCATATACTGGAATTGATGGAAATACACTAACTGGAATTACCAGAGGTATTGATCAAACTCAATCATTTACATATCCTATAGGAACTAATGTAATGAAATATGAACTTAATGGAATTTCTTTAAGAAGAATTAACAAAGTTCACACATTACAAGATTCTACAATTGCAAGAACTATTGACATTGATTCATACTACATAAAGATCAATACTTCTCAAGATGGTAAGACTGATGTATTGCCATTTGGACAAGTTGATAGAAGCGGTGCTGGATCATTACCAGCACTCTACCCATTCAACAAGAAGAGTGGCGGTGGAACTAATGTTTTTGCAACTCAAAATATTCCTTTTGAAATTGTTAAACCAATTGTTCAAATAATGAAGCCAGCAGATACATCAGTCACTGCAAAGATTAGAACAGTAACTGGATCAAGTGTAGATGGATTGGAGTCACCATATCTAGATGCTGGTTATGAGGATATTAACTTGGATAGTAATACATATCTCTCAAGTCCAAGAATTGTTGCTTCCAAGCAAAATGAACTTACTTACCTCTCAAATATGCCTGGTAATAAGTCATTCACACTTGAAATGACTATGAATACTTCGGATGAGAATATTTCTCCAGTTATTGACCTTGACAGAGTTGGAATGATCTTTATCAGCAATAGAATTAATAAACCAATTCAAAATTATTCTCAGGACTTTAGAGTTTCTAGTCTTGCAGATGATCCATCAGCATTTGTATATGCAACAAATCCAATTACTTTAGAAGTTCCAGCATCTTCTATTAAAGTTCTACTTACAGCACACATAAATTCTTCATCCGATCTGAGAGCACTATATGCAATCATGGATGATACTTCAGAAGAACCAGTTTACTATCCATTCCCAGGTTTCTCTAATAAGATTAAATCTGGACAAGTAATCAATCTTGAGGATAGTGATGGAACTCCAGATGATAGAATTGCATATGCTGAGTCAACTGGATTCTTGAGTAATGAACTGATCTATAAAGATTATGAGTTTACAATTGATAATTTACCTAACTTTAAATATTTTAGTGTAAAACTAATTGGATCATCTTCAAACCAAGCATATCCACCAAGACTAAGAGACCTTAGAATTATAGCACTTGCCTGATATAAACTATGAAAGACATGGAAAATAAAAATCTGGAGGAGGCAGGTCTTCCTCCAGAATTAAGTAGATTTAGTTTTGTTGAAGGATTTCCTACCCTAGTTAGAGATGAGGCTTCAAATGCTATTTTGAATACTGATTATGATGAATATAGAAATTACATTGAATTGAAAAAAATAAAAGAGTCTGAAGAAAAAAGGATAGAGTCTATAGAGAATGGACTTTCAAATCTTAAAGATGATCTTGATGAAATTAAGTCTCTACTGAAGAGTCTATTAAAATAGTATAGATAGTATAGTGAGTTTTAACTCATAAAAACTTATAGATATATCCAAGATATAAAATGGCACAACCATCTTCAAGACAAGAACTAGTCGATTATTGTCTGAGAAAATTAGGAGCTCCTGTTCTGGAGATCAATGTTGCAGATGAACAGATTGATGATCTTGTTGATGATGCTTTGCAACTTTTCCAAGAAAGACATTTTGATGGGGTATATCAAACCTATCTTAAATATCAAGTAACTCAAGAAGACATTGATAGAGGTAGAGCAAAAGGAATTTCTGGTGTTGGGGTTGCATCAACTTCAGCAAGTGCTGGTATAGGTACAACAACAGTAACATTTAATTACTACGAAAATAGTAATTATCTTCAAATTCCTCCACACGTAGTTGGAGTAAATAAAATATTCCATTTTGAAGGATCTAATTCAATATCAAGTGGAATGTTTAGTATTAAGTATCAACTATTCTTAAATGACATCTACTATTGGGGTTCTACGGAACTTTTGACATACTCAATGGTAAAAACTTATCTTGAAGATATTGATTGGCTATTGACAACTCAAAAACAAATTCGTTTTAATAAAAGACAAGACAGACTTTATCTTGATATAGATTGGTCAGCTTTACAAGTTGGACATTACATTATTATTGATTGCTACAGAATGTTAGATCCAGGAGATTACTCCAGAGTTTGGAACGATTCTTTCTTAAAACCATATTTGACCGCATTAATAAAAAGACAGTGGGGACAAAACTTAATTAAGTTTCAGGGAGTTAAACTTCCTGGTGGAGTTGAACTTAATGGGAGACAATTGTTTGATGATGGCCAAAAAGAAATTGATGCCATCATTGATAAAATGTCTTCAACATATGAACTTCCACCTCTAGATATGATTGGATAAGAAATATGTTAAATCCATTTTTTCTTCAGGGATCTAAAGGAGAACAGAACCTAGTTCAAGATCTCGTAAATGAGCAACTTAGAATGTATGGGGTTGAGATTTATTATCTCCCTCGTCAATATGTTACTGAAAGAACAGTAATAAGAGAAGTAATTGAATCCGAGTTCAATAATGCATACCCACTAGAAGCATATGTTGACAATTATAATGCTTATGGTGGGCAAGGAACAATACTTTCAAAATTTGGAATTCAAGAACTTGATGACCTTACTCTTATAATTTCCAAAGAAAGATTTGAAACTTATATAAGTCCAATACTTTCTGGAATACCAAATGTTAAAAATTATAAGAGACCAAAGGAAGGAGATCTAATATGGTTCCCTCTTGGAGACCGTATTTTTGAAATAAAATATGTAGAGCATGAGAAACCTTTTTACCAACTTCAGAAGAATTACGTTTATGAATTGCAATGCGAACTCTTTAGATATGGTGATGAGGTAATTGATACTGGAATTGAGGAAATAGATGATAATACTCAAGATATTGCAAGTATCAGAACTCTAAAAATGATTGGAGTTGGATCAACTGCAACTGCAATAACAAGTATTGTCAATGGTGGTGTTAGATTTGTAACTGTAACTAATAGAGGAAGTGGATACGACTCTACTCCTACAGTAGGATTTTCTTCTGCGCCAACGGGTGGAAGAACTGCATCTGGAATAGCAACCATGATTTATGGTATTGTTGATTTTTGTGAGGTTGATGAGTCTCTGGGAAGAGTTCAGGGTGTAGAGATGATTAGTGTTGGTTCTGGATATACAGTTACTCCAGGAGTGGCATTTTACAGTGATAGTGGAGTTGGTGCGGCTGCAACATCTACCATAGGGGATGGAATTGTTGGCATAATCACAGTTACTAGTGGAGGTTCTGGATATGCCACTGCTCCATCAGTTACTTTTACTGGTATATCTTCAGAACCAGCATCTGCTAGAGCAATTATTGAAAATGGATCTGTAAGAGAGATTAGAATTATTGATGCTGGATTGGGATATCTTACTGCTCCAACAATAACGATAGGTTCTCCAGTTTTAATTGGATCTGGAAAATATGAATACAATGAGGTTATTGTAGGTAGTATTAGTAGTACATCCGCAAGAGTAAAATCTTGGAATGCCGTTTCAAGATTTCTTGAAGTTTCAAACATAACGGGAGACTTTGTTGTTGGAGAAACTTTGGTTGGACAGGAATCTGGGGCAACATATGTAATCTCTGAAGATTCTCTG